TCCAGCTCTTGCCAATTCTCGCTTTCAGGCATCAATCTCTTGCATTCCTCGATGCGGGCTGGGATGGTGTCGATTTCGGCCTTGATGGTGCGTTTCTTGGCCGCAATCTCGCGTTTGTATTCCTCCAATGTCTTACCCGTCAATCCGTCAAGCAAACGCTGGAAATCATCGTTTCCGAAGGCGATTTCCTCATCGCTCACATTTCCTGCCATACGCATCAGCATTGCCCGCTGGACATCGCTCTTTTGTGACGGGAAATAGTTGGGGTTGGTGATGAACTTGAATGTTTCCTCGGTGCAGATGGCGTTGATTTTCTCCGTCCAATCCTTCACCGACATAGGCACGTCATTATATAGGCGTTCCTCCTCATGCCCAGTGAACTCATCCTTAACGGAGCCACGCTTGCGCACCCATTTCTCTTTGAAGCGGCGGCAAAGGGTCACGGCTTCGCCGTTCACCTCAATAATGGCCGTCACCTCATGCGGGATTTTCTCGATAGCCTTGCCGCTGGCATCCAGCGTCTTGATGTTGAAAGCCTTGCGGTCTTCGTTGTCCTTGCCGAACATCAACCAGGTGAAGGCATCGAAAACGGTTGTCTTACCCGAGCCGTTGCGGCCTGAAATGCTCGTCACCGACTCGTTGAAGTTGATTTCCAACTCCCTGATTCCCTTGAAATTCAAAAGGGAAAGTTTCTTGATGATTACTTTTTTCATTGTTGCGCTTGTTTAGTGTTCATTCTCTTGATTGCTATGTAGGTGGATGCCTTGGAGGCGATTTCCTCGTTGCTCACGATCCTTTGCCCTTTCAGCATCCAATCCTCTATCTCCGATTTCCTGAAATAGGCCTTGCCCCCGCGCTTGTAGTAGGGAATGGCCTTGTCGTGCATCAGGTTTCGCACGGTCTGCACGGCCACATCGAGCATCAGGGCGACTTCGCTGGTGTTCAAGGCTTCCTTGCTGCCAATCACCAAAATCCGCTCAATCCGCTCCAGCCTTTCCTCGATGCTCATTTTCGGTCTCTCTTTCTCTCGGCCACCAACCAGCCCCGCTTGGCGGCATAGCGGCGCACGAAATCCTCGTCCGTGGGGTTGCAGTCAGGCCAAACGATGTTGTGCTTGGCGTGGCAGTCTCTGAATACTACTAATGTCTTCATGGTCAGAAAGTCTTTTTGAAGTTCACGATGCTCAATGTGATTTTCATCTTGCCGCTGCCCTCCAGCTCGAAGGTGTCCTCGGGTTCCACTTCAGGCTCGCCGTAAAGCGAATACACCGCCCAAATCCAATCCTCGATTTCCTTGGTGATTGGGAAGGTCAGCGACCGCTCCACGGTGCCGCACTTTGCCGTGAATTTCAGTCGGTTTGAAACCCCTGGCAAATAGCCCTGCGACACCGTGGCCTCGGCGATGCTGGCCGATGGTTGCTTCTTGGTTGCGTTTGCTGATGATTGCGTCTTGGTTGCGTTCTTTTTCATTGCTGGCCTCCTTCCTCGTTGGGTTGTTTGGGAAACAGTCCCTCGATTCCAACACCGAAATGGTCAGCGATGACGCTTTGGACAAGCGTATCGGGAATTTGGTTGCCTGCCAGCCACATCCTCACGGTCGTTTCGGAGCGGTGGGTAATCATTGCCACCTCCGCAACAAACTCTTGTGCAGGTGTGGGCTTGCTTTTACTCTCATTGTAGAGTTCAATAAATGTTTTGTTCATACTTACTTATTTTTGATGTTGAAAATCCATTCCCAGCCATTGGTCGTGTATTCGGTCTCGTCCTCGAAACGCTTCATAATCGCGGCGACCGAAAGTTTGACGGTATGTTGTAATAAATGATGGGCATTGCCTCCGAGATTCTCCCTTACGGCGAATGTCACGAGGATATAGGTGTACTTTTGATTGATGTATCCAAACACCTCGTCATAGTGATTGAGGTTGATTTTGTGCTGCTTGGCTACCCGTTGAAGAATCTCGTTTGTCATACCTTTTTATTATTTATTTGTGCGTTTTTCACTTGTTAGATACCTTTTTACTATTTTTGCGGCAATATCTTTTTGTTTTGCGATGCAAAAGTATGAATAAATCTCATAGTACAATGAAAAAATCTCATAAAATTTGAAATTTAAATTCATTCTAAATTATTAAGTATGGAAACAGTAAAGGATAGGTTACTCCAATTCATTGAATATAAAGGAATTAATCCACATTCTTTTGAAAAGAAATGTGGACTTGCAACGAGTTTTGTGGCCAATATGAGGAACAGTATGCAGCCGGACAAAATGATGAGCATTGCTCAAAACTTCCCCGATTTGAATTTTGACTGGCTTTTGCTCGGAAGAGGCTCTATGTTGTATGAAAATAATGAAGAATTGCAGTTGGATGAAAAATTTAGAATCCATCCAAACAAGCAAAATGAGGGCGACTTGGGGAGTCTTATGAGCATATTGTTCCGTTTTTTGAAAAACCAGGAGCAATATCAGGATATTATGAAAGATATGATGACAATTTATGAACGTATTAACAATAAATAAATTAGTATTATGAGCAAAAAAACTAATAGTTTGAATTCCAACAAAGATAATGGTAATACAATAGTCAAACATAAATCTTCGAGTTGGCTTGTTTTCTTGATTACCGTAATAGGTATTATTTCAATCTGTAATTTTTTTATGGTATTATGCTTTCATAACAGGTTCGATGCCAATACGAGTGATATTCTAATTGGTGTTTTGGCAATACTTGTAACATTGCTTGTCGGGTGGCAGATTTATAGGACGATAGACTTTAAGGAAGTAATTGAAGCAAGATTGGAAGGCTTTGCGAAAGAGAACAATGAAAGGTTTTCTGAAATGCGTTCAGACTTGGAATCATTAGCTACCAATCTGCGTATAGAAATATCGGATGGAATCAAAGAATCAACGGATTCATCGTTGTTTATATCTCTTGCCCAATTGGGAACGGCTTTACATAATTGCTCGCAATCTGGAAATAGCAGTTTTGATGCAACATCTATACAAGTTTTGTTTAATGCCATTTCCAAATGGGATGATAGTATGAATGGAGATTTGGAAAAAGAAGCATTTCAAAATTGTTTGAAAATACTTAAAGAATATGCAAATAGAGAGGTGGAACTAACCGTAAGCAAAGATGACCACGACTTCTTCTTGCAGATGGCCATGAAAATAAATGATATAGAAATAGTTTTATTTGTAAACAACTTCACAATCCAAGAATAATGAGAAAACACTTTTTCATCATTGCAATCATTATGGCTTTCTCATATTGCCATGCGCAAGAATTGAAGCCACACGCTTTGAATGGCGAGTATTATGAAGGCCAATCCTATACCAAGGTTTATTATGACAGCATCGTCCCCGCATTGCAAAAATTCAACAATGCAAAGGAGTGGGTGGCCACTTCTTTCGGCGACTACCAAAGCGTACTTCAGTACGAAGATAGGGAATCTTGCAAAATCATCATCAAGGCAAGTAAACCCATTGAAAAGGTATTTGACATTGCAAACAACATTTACTATGAGCCAATCCTTAATTTCACCCTAACCATTGACTGCCGCGATGACAAATTCAGGATGAAGTTTGAAAATATGGATTTGGACGCAATAAGGACGCTTATCGGCCCTATTACCACCAAATCCGAAGTCTCATTCACAATCACGGAATTTGCGGCAACCCACGACCTTTGGCGTTACTCATTATCCAAGGGAATGGTTTCAATCTTAAATTCCGCCTATAATGCAATAACCAAACAAGACGATTTCTAACTATGCAAACAAACCAACTATCGTATTACCTCATCGACCTGATGAAGTCATATATAAAAAAGGAGGACTTGCTTTCGGAAAAGTCTTCCGAAATCGTCCTCCAAATCGGCACGGCCATTGACCGTGCCAAGGTGGCCAACCAGCCCACCGCCGAACTTGAATACCTCTACGAAACGGCCTTGTGGCTCAAAGGGGAGATTGAACAATGAGCAGGCGGCGGGTTTACAGCGAAGGCACCTTGGCCATCATGGAAAGGTTCTATCAGGCAATGGACGCTTGCAAGGCCGAAAAGCTAATCAGCATTTCCGACTACTGCAAGGATAACGGCATCGAAAAACCTCATTACTATATGCAACGAAAAGACCGCAATAGGGGTTTCTTTGAGGTCGGCTGGATGCTCGGCTTGGTCGAAAGGTGCCATGTGTCGGCCTATTGGCTTATGACGGGCAAGGGGCAGATGTTCGGCTAAACATCAAGCCGCCAAACCGTTTCTCCTTCGTCACCCAGCACATCGGGAATCTTCGACACGGCGGCCTGCTTGTTCTTATCCATCACCTTCGCATAGATCTGCGTGGTGGAAAGCTCCTTGTGGCCAAGCAGCTTCGACACCGTGTAAATGTCCGTCCCGATGTCAAGCATCATCGTGGCGAAGGTGTGACGGCCGCAATGGAATGAAATCTTCTTGTTGATTCCGGCACGCAACACCCATTCCTGAACCGCCCTATTGGTGCAGGTGGGGGAGTGGATGTCCTCAAAAACCAAATCCGCAGGGTCGCCACGCTTACCCATCAGGGCGGCGGCTTGGTCGGTGATGTCGAGGTATTCCTGGCCTTTGGTCTTTTTCTGCCTGAATATGATACGGGTGTAGTCGCCTTGCTGGAACACATCGCCCCAGCGCAAACGCTCGATGTCGCTCCGCCTCAATCCCGTCAGGCAACTGAAAAGGAAAGCGTCCTTGATTCGCGGGTACTCGCATTCCGTTTGGGCTATCTTTCGGACTTCATCGATGGTCAGGTACATCCTCGTTCCTTCCTCGGCCTTGAAGTTCTCAACCCCACGGCAGGGGTTGATGGGGATAATCCTATCTTCGAAGGCTTGGTTGAGGCAAGCCCGCAGCTTGTTGAAGTACGACAGCTTGGAATTTCGCGCCAGCGGCTTTTCCTTGTTCCGCTTGCGCTTGTCATGTTCCCATGCCCGTGCATCGTCATCAAGATATTTCTTGAATCCCTCAACCCATTCAGGGGTGATTTCCGCAAAGGTGATTCTCTCGTTTCTCTCATACCTTTTCAGGTGGTGGAGGCATGAAAACCAATTCCCCCAATTACTGCGGCTTTCAGCCCCGAGCCTCTTTTGGCACATCGCCCTATAATAGTCGAAGAATAGGGTATCGGTGGGGAACTCCGACTTGAAGCCGAATTCCCCGTTCTGTAATTCCACGATTCGCTGTGCCTTCACGGCGTTTGCGAGCTGCAGGGTCTGACGGTTCTTTTCCTTATCCTCCTTTGTCCGCTCGGGTATCAGGTATAGCTTCAGGAATTCGTATGTCCGTTTCCCGTTCCTATATATGTCGAGGTATAGGCTGACATTGCCGTCAGCGATTTTCTTCTGCCTTAACTTGATAGGCTCTTTGATTCTCTTTTCCTTGGCCATAATGCGTTGAAATTTGTTTCCAAATTGTTACTTCATAGGGTCGGGTAACAAAATAGCAACGCAAAAATAGTATTAATTTGGTAGTGGAAAAGTATTGGGTCAAAAAAAATGGTTATTGGCTTAATAAAGTTATTGCATACTATCCAAATACTTATGCAATACCGTTGGAATACTCTTTGGAACCATCCTGAAAATTTGCTCTACTTTCCGACGCAGAAACGACTGAAAATCGTTCCCAAGATTTCGTCAGTGGTAATCTCTCCTGTGATGCTTCCAAGATGGTATAATGCTTGTCGTAAGTCCTGTGAAACCAAGTCAGTAGGAACATTCATTTCAAGCTTTTCCTTAACACAATAGAGGCTCTCTGAAGCATGCGACAAGGCTTCGTAATGGCGCAGGTTGGTCACCAAAGTGGTGTCAGGATAGGCGAGGGGTTGGCTGTGTTTCAAGGCGTTGTACAAGTCGTTCAAACCAAACTTCTGCTTGGCCGAGAGGCAAATCACCAAGATGGCGTCGTTGTCCAAATCATGGCGCAAACGCCCTAAAACGGCCTCGCCTTGGTCAGGGAGCGTGTCTATCTTATTAATACATAGGACAATTTGCTGTTGCTCCAAGTCAACCTTGTCGAGAATCTCGTTTGCCGAAGAAAGCATTGATTCATAGTCATTTGTGGCATCCAGCATACCGATGACGATAGTCGCTTCCTTGATTTTCCGATAGGAGCGTTCAATGCCGATTCGTTCGATGGTTTCGTCGGTTTGTCGCAAGCCGGCCGTGTCGATAAAACGATACAGGATGCCATTGATGTTCAAGGTTTCCTCAATCGTATCGCGCGTGGTGCCGGCAATGTCGCTCACGATGGCGCGGTCTTCGCCCAAAAGTGCGTTGAGCAGGGTGCTTTTTCCGGTATTGGTCTGGCCAACGATGGCAACAGGAACTCCATTCTTAATGGCATTACCTAAGCGGAATGAATCCTTGAGACTGTTCACTTTATCAATAGTCTCTTGAAGCAATACTTTAAGTTGGCTTCGGTCGGCAAACTCCACATCTTCCTCGCTGAAATCCAATTCGAGTTCCATCAATGCTGTCATTTCCAATAGTTTGGAACGCATCACTTGAAGTTCTTTCGAGAAATCGCCCTTTAATTGGTTGATTGCCACACGATGAGATGCTTCATTCTGCGAACTGATTAAGTCTGCAATGGCTTCGGCTTGGGTCAAGTCGAATTTGCCGTTGGCGAAAGCGCGGCGGGTGAACTCGCCAGCCTCGGC